GTCGGATTTCTGCCATCTGATGGCTCTCCTTGAGTATTGCAGGAAGTGTAGCGTTAGGGCAACACTTCCCGCAACTCATTCAGACCTTACAACAGGAAGTTGTTAAGGTGGACCGGACGACCTTCAAGCGAGAAACCGAAGTATCCCTTAATCATGAAGTCCGTGCTGTCCTTGGTCTTAGCCAAGTCCTCGAACGTGAAGTCTTGGTGAACCAAGAGCTTCGCGTCTGCCCTGCGAACGAACAGGATGTCGGTGTCAGTCTCCCAGTGAAGGTCGGTGACAATCGGCAAACCGTCGTAGGTCAGAACACGGAAGCCTGCGGCAACCTCAGTGCGGTCATTGAACGCCTGCTGAGCCTGCAACATGCCATTGATAGCCCTGCGAACCCTGCGGCTGGTGACGATAAGGTCAACTTCACCGCGAGCGGTGTCGATGGCCGAGTCAATCAGGTCAAGGGACAGGTAGGCACCAGCGCCGTCAACCACACCGGAGCCCGTAGCTCCCCAGTTGGTCGAGTCGTCAGTGTCAATCTGGTAGAGCATACCAGTGATGTCGTCGGAACCGCCAGTGGCCGTGGCGATGTCGGTGCTCAACTGCTCGATAAGGGCACGGGAGTGCGCCTCGACTTCGAGGGATAGAGCGTTATAGAGCGAGCCCGCTGCACGCTGCATTGGCCCAGTGACTTCGCCACGGGTGTACAGGTATGCAATGGTCTTGCTGACCTTCTTGTAGGTGGACTGGCTGGCTGCCGGGAGGGCACCACCGTCAACACTCCAAGATGCGGTCGGCAGGGCGTCACGCCTACGGATGAAGTAGGTGTTCGTAGCCCACGGTACCCGGTTCACGACGTTGGCAAGCACGGCTTCCTTAGTCGCGTAATCACGGATAGCGTTGTCCACAATCTCTGGGATGAGATAGGAACCGCTGGACGCAAGGTCAAGGGCCTTGCGAATAGTTACTTGGTCCATGTCTTCCTTCTCCTAGCCTAGGGCTAGAGTTACTTGCCGCCCGTTTGAGCAGCGAACGCGAGCCTAATCCTGTCGGACGGGCTTGCCTTGGCGAGAATGTCAGCGAACTCATCCTCAGTCTTCTTGGTAGCGTCAGAGACGATACCCGGCAACTGAGTACGAGGCGCTTCTTCCAGTTCAGCGATGCGTTCGTTTGCCTTCAAGAGCGCGTCAGCAAGAGCATCGAGGTCGGACTTGGATACAGTTTCTTCCGTCGAAGCAACTTCCTCAGTCTTCTCAATGGTTTCTTCCTCTGCGTCGGAAGACGACTTTTCGCTAGTCGTTTCAGCAGGAGCTTCGATGACACCAATGTCAACGAGCGTTGTCTGCATCTCAGTGAACAGGTCGAGCAACCTAGCACCGGTCTTACCCGATACCTTGCCAGCCTTATCCACATCGGTTACTGTGGTAGTGTCACCAGCAGCGGCCTCATCGGTCTTCTGCGTGGTATCGTCTGCACTCGTGGTGTCATCAGACTTGATTGTTGCGTCTTCCGCGCCCGGAAGCGTAGTGTCATCCTTTTCAGGGTCCACGTCGTTACCTTCCTTAGGAGCATCCGTAGACGCATCCTTGATGGACTTGCTAAGTACAGTCCCAAGGGACGGATACCAAGCAGGTCTGGTTGTGTTAGAAATCTCATCCAACACGACATTCTTGTAGGTGCGAACGACCGTACCAGCCGCCGCGACGAACTCGTCAACATAATCAAGGACGAAGCCCGCTACCGACATACCGTACTGCTTGCCATTCTGGATGGACTTGAACAGGAAGGCTGCGGCTGGGTTGTCCATGTCGAGGCGAACCTCGACGCCGAGATGGAAGTGCTCGTTAATCCATGCCTTGGTGATTTGACCAAGGTCACGTAGAACACCATCGGGCGCATGAGCGTCACGATACATGAGCGCATCACCACCAGCGGCGGTGTTGATTTGAGCCGAGAACCTTTCGATGGCCTCCGGGTCCATGCGCTCACTCTCAGTGTCTACTTCGGGGCCGGAAGCATACCCGACAATGTAGCACCCATCGTCACGCTGTTCAGCCTTGGCGATGGGAAATGTGTACTTGAAAGCGGCCTTTTGTGTCATGGGCTATCCGTCTAGTTGGTCCTTCCCGCCGGTACCAGCATCATCGGTAGCACCCTTCGGTGGCTTACCGTCTTGTGGCACCTGTGCGGCGGATTGTGGCTGGTTACCGGTTCCCTGTCCAGTCATCGGGTCCTGCCCGTTGGGCAAGATAAGTCGTGCTGCAACATCGTCCAGCCAGTCAACCGGGATGGCCCCAGCAGCAGTCTGTACGAAGTGAACGTCACCACCCTTGATAGGCGGCAATCCGAGTTCACCCTTGACGATGTTGATAGACATGACGCCAAGCCTTTCGGCCTCAGCATACAGCTTCATCATGTCCAACTGGTCGCGGCGAGATGCGTCGTTCTGACGGAACAGGATATCTTCCCAGCCGAACAGTTCAAGGATGAGGTGGTTATTGATTTCTTCCTCGACTACCAACTGGAATGGCGACACGTTTTCCTGACGGAATGTGTTATCGGCTTCCTTGGATGTCGAGCGGTTACTGTTTTCGTTGACGCC